CCAATATAACCACTAAGCTTTTCTGCAACACCTGGTTGTATTAATTGGTCAAGTGTTCCTTGCAAAAATTTTCTATTAGCTTCTGTACGGAAGAACTTAGGTAAAAATTCAACACTTATATTTTTAACCTTTGCTCCAGGAACTGGTAAAGGACTTTCGTTTTGAAAATTATTATATGCCATTAGTAGCTAGATCCAGTGCTAGATGATGATGTTGACGAACTTACATTTAAGCCGCCGCCTGTTGCTGCTGTTGTTGTAGTAGCAGTAGTAGTTGTTGACGATGCAGAGCTAGTTATTCCCGAAGTTGTACTAGTTGTTGCTGCAGATGTAATTATTGAACCGCTTGATTGTATTTCTTTAGCTGTAATTTCGCTTATAGTTTCAATATCGGATACTGTTGCAGCACTAATAAAAATTTCATCAGGCTCTGATTTTATTTCAAACAAGCTACCAAATGATTGTGTACCTTGATTTGGAACTATTAGTATTGATGCTAGCTTAGGTGATAATTGTGTCATAACATATGCACTTAGTTCTTGGAAGTAAAAAGTTTCTCCAAAGTCCCAATTGTCTATAGTAAAGAATCTATTAATTGCTTCAACAATATCTGATTTAAGTTCATTATCATTTGTTACTACATCTTTATTTTTAACAATTTTAAATTTCACTTGCAAATCCGCAGGTGCTTTCTTACCAAATAGTATTTTATATTTTGCAGGATAGTAAATAATTTCATCACTAATACTTTTAATTTTGTCAATTTGAGCTCCATAGCTTCTATATAATTCATCATTACTTTGTGGCAACGGTTGTGTTAAAATTTCACCTGCAATAAATTTTCTAATATTAGTATCATAAGTTTTTGTTAACAAATAAGTATCGATTAAATTACTTGCACTAGGATCAATTCTATAATTGCTATCAGCAACGTGTACATAATGAAATTTAAGTCCACCTCGGCCTATATAAGCTCTATAGTCTGAGTTTATTATTGTATTGTTTAGCGCCTTGTTTAGCGTTTTAAAAACTTCTTCATCTTCTAAATAAAATACTTGACCTTCAGTTCTTGTACTGTAAGGTGCTATTGCTGCTTCATTTGAAACTATAGTAATTTCAGTTACTGAGTTATCAAAATATTTAAAATCTTGTACTCCGTCTGAAGTAGTATACTTCTTTTGGAAAATAGTTTTTTGTGCTGTAGTTACTGTACTAGGAGAAACAATTTCATCAAATAATTCAGGATTATCAACTACGCCGTCGTCGTCTAGATCAATAAACTGTACTTCAATTTTTCGAGAATCAATATACCCATCTGGATCTCTATATGCATTAGAAACTGACCATGAAAAGTCTTTTGTAAACGGACTTACACTAGCAGGCATAGTATTAATATTTAAAATATCAATTTTATCTCTAACTATTTGTCCTGTTGCTGGACTGTAAACTTTATCAATTCCATCAAAATAGAATCTAACTTCTTCTTGGCTTTCCATAACATACTTTAAATTCCTATACGTTATAGTATAAGTTTCTCCATCAGTTTTAAAGAATAAGAACCAACTAGAGTCTAAGTTTTGCCCTGTTGCGTCTCCAGTTTTACCTGTAGAAAAGTCTAATAAAGTATTAAGGTTTTCGTTAGTAATTAGTTTCCACTGTCGATCTTGTAAATCGTATCTTAACCCAAAGTCTTTGTATGCAAATGCTTGGTCAATAACTTGTACTTTAATTGAGTCTGTTAATATTCTAGAAAAATTAGGAATAATTCTATCTAATACTGCATTAGTTGGAATATTATCATTAAACACTATTGGTCCAGCTGTGGTTACTGCGTCTATTACTGTACCGTTTCCTTTGGTTGTAATTACTCTAACCCATTTATATGAAGTTGTGCCTAATGCAGATGCTGCGCCTGCTGCAAGTGTTCCATCTTTTAGAAAGTGGAAGTCTGTAGGAGCAGTAAATCTACATAATGCTCCAGGCTCAATATATCGTAAACTGTTTGCCGTAAATGTTCCAGTCATATAAGGAGAACCAGTGCTATCTAAGAATCTTCCAGTTGCTTGGTTTGTTGTTAATGTAGATCTATTCCATTTAGCATTTAAGTCAGATACAATAGTTTTAGGAAACTGGTCTAAGTAAAAATTTCTAGTGTTAGAAGAACTTAATATTGGTTCAATTGTATTATTAATAATACCTTCAATATCGCTCTGTGTAGTAAAAGTAAACTGGCTCTTTTGTAAAAATATTTCTTTATACAAAACACCGTCGTCTGCAAAAAGACTAGTATTACTATATTTCCCAGACACATCTTTAAGATCAAAGTATCTGCTTACTCCGCTACTAATCCTATTAGTGCTTTTAGTTTTAATAACTTCTTGACTAACTGCTAATGGACCAATATTATAGTCCTCGCCTGTAACTAGTCTATTTTGAGTATAGTAGGTTGCGGGTGCATTGCTTTTAATTTCATCATTTGATTCAGAAGCAGATCCGTTAGATACTGTATAATTTAGTCTAAATCCTAAAGTAAGAGTTTCTAATCCTCCCGCTTTATTTTGATAAGGAATATCAATGCTAACATTTCCCATTGCTCCAGGAGTAATAATACTGCTTGCATTAGAGCTAGTTCTATAATATATTTTAAAATTACCTGAAGGCAAATTGCCAAATACACCATCGGAAAATACTAAATTAATTCTATCTCCGACTCTAGTGTTAACAGCATATACATTTTTTAATCCTTGGAACAAATTATTGTATATAATGTTGTTACCTTCTACAGCATCAATTTTTGTCCAAAATTCTGTTTCAAACCCATTAGAGTCAACATTATATAACCACACATCTGTGTCATTAATATCAGTAACGTCTACGGCAACTGTTTGATTAGGAGTTGGCGATGTTACATTAAAATTGGAACTATCTAATTTACCCTGTCTAAACTGCATAAAGAATCCAGTGTTAGAACTTCCTGCTCCTTGGCCATCATCTCTAAAAAGAAATGCTGGACTGTTACCTGGAATTGGTGGCTCTTCAACAATGCTGTCTCCTGAAACTCCAGAACTTACTATTTCGTATCGTGTGCTTACACCTTCTACTCGTTTAGTAAATGGAAAAATTGAAGAAGTAGTGTTTGTTGCATTAAATCTATATTGCTGTGTAATAACATTTGCTATTGAAGAACTCTTCAAAGGATTACCAATGCTATTTGTAACTGGTAACGCTGAATTTAAAATTTTAATAATCTGTTCAAAGTAACTTGTATTAGCTTGATCATTCCACTTAATAACTGTGCTTGCAAGGTTAATTCCAGCACTATCAATAATAGCTTCTGTTGTTTTAACTGTTGAAAGTTTTAATAAGCCATTTGAAGCTTGATTTCTACGTGGATTATAAGAAAGCATACGTGCTAAACGTAATATACTTTCTCTGCGTTCTGCTGTTTCTAAGAAGTTTTCTCTAGCGTTTAAGTCAACGCGGAAGCTAATATTTTGCCCAAGAAATGCTATCATTTCAATCAAAGCTAGGTACTCTGATGATTCAATATAATCATTGAAATCCTCAGGATAATTTTGCCTAAGGTAGTTAATCATTGTTCGACGAAGATTGTCAAAGTCATAACTCTGGAAGTCAGCATTACGAAATGCTTGATAAACTCTCTTCCAATCCTCAGATACTAATAATCTTGTCTGTCTATCTGTTGACGACATGTCGGTTTCCTCTATTACTATGATATTTATCTGTTACAGATAAGTGCGTATATAATTTACAACAGGCCATTGGCTTGATCAAACTTAAAACGTAACTGTTCAGATATATTGTAAGGAAGAAATACTATAGTACATTCTACAGTAATACCTTTTTCATAAGTGTCAACAATAATTTCGTTTACGCTGCACCTTGGGTCATAGTTTACAATGGTAGTTACATCTTCTATAATAGCTTCTTGTACATCAGATGTAAATGGTTCAAATAACATATCCCATATAATTGTGCCAAATGACGGATCACTAAGTTTTTCACCTTGGCGTATATGGAAATGGTTAATTAGGTCTTGTTTAATTAGTTCAAAATCGTATCTTGCAAATCCTTTGGAGCCGCCATCTACTGTAGAAAACCCTCTGTAGGCGCGGCCTTTAACAGCGTCCTGTTGTTTTGGCGGAACACTTATTCTTTTGTATAGATTTTTTTCTAATTCGCTCATACTATATTTACCCTATTATTGCGGACCGATTGGCAGAGTGACTTGATTAGCTTGCCCCTGGACTGGATTGTTAGCTTGTTTAATTTCTAACTCTAAACTTTTTAAAGCATCCAGCTTTTCGTTATTAAATCTTTTAACAACACTTGCCCTAACATTAGCATTACTACGCTTAAAGTATGCCATACCGTTATTTTTAGCTCTCTCATTATAAACTGCTACAATTAGTGCTTCATCAGTAGGCGCTAAATTTCCGCAATTTTTAATAGCCCTTTTAAATATCCTGTTGCAACCACCTGCGCCATGCTGTACTGATGTGGACCATAAAACATCTTGTAATGTTTTTGATTTTACTCTAACATCAATTCCTGTACTTCTAGTAACTTTGTCAGCCGCTGGAACAAAATATTGTATAACTGCATACGCATGTTGTGTTTCTGCTTTATCGTCTTCCGACATTGCTAACTGCCAAGTTTCTTTAAATGCATCTGTACCGTTTGTTGCACCCGAGTTTCCTCCGGAGGTTTGTAATAATTCATATACTTCAGAATGCTTTGATTTTAAGAATTTCATATATCCGCTAAATGCACCAACTTTACTAGCTAACTGATATGTTCCATACGACCAGCCTCCAGTACTATCAAAGCCAATAGCTGCAGGATTACCTCTTGACTCGTATTTCGAACTAAGCGAGCCTAGCTCTTTATCAAATTCAAAGCTACTAGAATAATTGTCTACAGGTACTGTTCCTTGTCCTGATCCAGTTCCGCCGCCTGTACTTTGATGACCGCTTTGCAGTCCGCCACCTGATCCAGATACAACTGAACTTGAAGTTCTCCCGCCTTTATTTTTAAAGAAAGTATCCGGTGTTAATACTCTGTCAGCTGACGGTAAAGTCCCTGGTGATTCTCTATCAGTTTCTGGTTTTTTAAATGCTAATGGATCTAAGTTTTCGTGATGCGGCCAAGGCTCATGTTGCGGAGCTCTAGTTAAAATACTATCATATGCAACCGGTGTTGATGACCCTGGAAATACATAAGGTAGTTGTACTGTTTCTAACTGTTCTACAATGTCAGCTTTATTAGCTTTAGCTGCCGCTGGTCCATTCATATGTACAAACGTAGCTGTTTCTCTATGCTCTTTGCCAGAATTAATATGTGTATATCCGCCAGCTGTAAGTCTATTATCTTGCCCTGTATTAATATGTAAAAATTTACCAGTTGAAACAAACTGATTCTCACCAACTCCTGTATGCATATTTTTAGCTACAGTAATTTTTGAATCGTTTCCAACAAATAAATTATGATTATGCTGTGCTTCTAATTGTATTCTGCCACTTTCGTTACCTTGAGCGTCTGTTGGCTCACCTTTACTATAACGTGCAGTAGCTTTCATGTTAATGTTTCTACCAGCTTCCATGTTAATATCACGTTCAGCAGTAATGTTTAGATCATTATCAGTCATAATACTTACACTGTCTTGAGCATGTATATCAATCTTACCATCGCTGGTCATTTCTATCCAAGTAGTTCCTCTAGCATTACCAATATAAATTAAGTCTTCTGAATTATGCATTAGAATTTGATGGCCTGTTCTAGTGCGCCATCTTGCTAATTCGTTCTGAGGAATAGTAAATTTTCCTCCTTGTTCAGATGCCATTTGATTAAGGTAAATTGGAGGACCATCTTCTGGATGATCCTTTCTAAGAAAGGATGGATCGCCGTCATCCATAACAAAACTTGTGCCGCCCAGTCTATTATAAGGCATAGTTACTTTGTCTTCTGCTGGACCTATTGTAACTTTCGGTGCGCCATCTCTTTTATCAAGCGGGCCCGGAGTGCTTATACCAAAAACCATGCTAGGCATTTCGCGCCTTGCACTAGTAGTAGTTGTTCCTCTGTTTTCGTCTAGTAATAGTCCTTGTGTTTCTAATACTTCTGTAAAATCTTTATTATACGGTTTTTTAAATAGCGTAGGATCAATTAATGTACCATCTTCAAATGCTTTATTGTATTCGCCAACTGGTAATTTTGCTCCTTTTATATTCTCAGGTGTTAATGCTGTTGTTTGTTCTGTACTAGCTTTTCCATCTGGTACCATAAAATTCATATAATCATCAGGTATACAGCCTATCCAGTATCCAAGGTTTGGGCTACCTTCAGCAAATATAACTAAGACTCGTGTTCCAATGTCCGGAGGAACCATCCACATGCCATAACTTTTTTGTGTATTCTGATATCCGTCGTTTGGTGTTAATCCTGCTGCAGGAGTAATACCGTAAAACGGGCTTAAATATCGAACCTGTATAAGTTCACCACCTTTTTCAGGTGAGCCTCCTGAACCAGAATATTTTACTAATTCAACTTCTAGCCCGCCCATATACCTTACGTCTAAGTGATTTACTACTACAGCTTCGTACGGTCCCGAGTCTCGAAATCTTCTAGACGAGTCGGGGGTTCTTGTGTAATTACCTTGTGCCATTATATATCCAGTTTATAATAATTAGCATTATTGCGGCCCGGATGGGGACGGCTCTGATTGCTCAACTGTTTGTGTTGTGTCGCCGACTGTAGTGTTATTTCCTGCTCCGCCATGAGCTCCGCCTGCAATGCCAACACGTATTTTTTTGCCAGTTTCAAAGTCATAACGATCAACGTACAACTCTGCCGGAGTGTAAGCATAAACTCCTTCATCAGGAGGAATTGCAGCAAAATCTTTGCTGGCTATTTGTGGTGCAGTTATACCAGTATCTTGTTTAGATGCTGTTTCTATGATTGATAGCGGCCTAGTAGAAGCAGTAGGACTTGCTGTAACGCTACTAGGCAAATTAGTTGCCTGTGCAGATTTTACTGCTATAGCTGTTGCTGAACCTTTTATAGGAGGCTCTTTAGAAATTATAGCTAATTTTGCTTCTGAAAATGATGTGCCAGCAATTTGATCTAATGCCTTTTTACGCAACCGTGTTGACTCATCAATATATCTTTGATTTATAGAAAACTCTTCAGGTGATAATCCACGCACTGGTTTTACTTTATTTGCCATTTGTAGATATACAGTATACTGAGCTATAGCATCTGGAGGTACAACTTCATCTGTTGTTGCTGTCGAAAATACTTGATCTTTTGTAATTGTTCCTGAAGGAGAAACTGTTTGATAAAACATGTTTGCAGCTATTTTAAAAGCTGAAGGATTAGCGTTAGGATCAGCACCTATAGACGGAGCGTCAAATACTGAAAACTTGTCCATTTCTTCATCTGCTGACATTAAATAAATCTCCCTCTAGGTAAATTTCTGCCAGCTCGTTTTAATCCAGCGGCAGTTTTAAGTACTTCTTGTCCAGTGTCTCGAATCTTTTGTGCAGGTGCTAAATCTATATTGTTTATTGATGTAGATGCAGTTTTAAGTAAGTCAGTTGAATTTGGAATTGCTGGTGGTTGCACAGCACCTAATGCCGCATTATAGTTATCAGCAATTGCAGCTGTTTGTACACCTAACTTTCCTGCTGGGCTTTCTAAGTCTACTTTTAATTTTCCAAAAGACGGAACTGCAACTGCTAATGCATTGTTAATAAGAGCATTAGTATTTCCAACAGTATCGACAAGTTGAACAGTATCAAGGCCACCAAAGGATGGTATTGACGGTTTACCAAATTTACCAAATGTGTTTACTGCTTGGTTAGCTGTTACTTGTGAAAGTGCTTTAGAAGCAATGCTACCTGTACTAGTTAACTTAGAAACTGCTGATTGTGCAATTGATGCTTGTGCCGATACAATAGATGTTGCATTTACTAGTGCTGACTGTACACCGCCAATTCCTTTTTTCGAAGAATTTTGAGCTTGTGCTAACAAGTTATCAGCTTGATTAATCTCTTTTTGGCCTTGTGAAGAAGATGAAGGAGTCTTTTGCGAGTCTTGTACTTTTTCAGATGTAGGAAGTTTTGGTTTCAATTTAGGATCAGCTGTTGTTTTAATAAGTCCAACATTACCAGTAGTAGATTTTTGAGACTGTCCGTATCTTCTTATCATACTTAAAGTTTGTGTATACTGTCCTTTACTAAAATTATTAATAACTTTATAAACACTAAACAATCCGCTAAACTGCGGAACTACTGTTGGCATTTCCATTAACTCTCCGTTACCGTAATCAAAAGGAGATCTAAAATTAACAACTACAAACACTTCGCCTTTAGTATATGTCATAGTTCCGTCTTCTGTTGCGTTTGGTGATGCACCTGTTTGTTTAGGAGCATAGTTACCTATTTCTTGTGGTAGGAAAAATGGATCTCCCCAAATATCCATTTCAACTTTAAGCATATCTGATATTTGATTACATATTGCGTCATGAAAATTTTCAGCAACTTGTCGCCTAATATCAAGTGATCTACTAACATTATTAGAATTATTTTTAATTTTTTCTTGTGTTTGAGCTGAGGCTTCCTTATCTCCAGAGTTACCAGTTACGTCTTGATTTAACACTGCTCCTTTTTCTAAAGCATCAGAGTTTGTTTTTGATTGTGAAGTTTCAGCTTGCATTGCACCTGAGTTGTTGCCGTATCCTGCTAAAGCTGTTTTCATAAATGCAGTATTAAATTCAATATCAAATCTTAAAACATCTTCGTTATTACCAGTATACAGATAATTGTATTCTTTAGCAGCGGATTGTTTTAATCCTTTAGTATTTTTAGGTATTTGTCCTGTACCTAATGTTTTAGCTTCATCTGTTTCAAATGGGTAAACTGAATAACAAAATACAGCTGGTGGTCTACCAATTTTTTCTTCAGTTTTGCTGTCTTCAGACAAGTAAACATTAGTATCAATTCTAAACCATCTTTTGACGCCTTTGCTATCACTTTCTTTAGTAGCATTTTCTTTACAATATTCGCTATTTAAAAGTACTTCTTCAATTGCTCCTGTAATAGAGTCGCCTTGTTTAAACTGTCTAACTCTGCCTTTAGTTGGTTGTTGTGCAACAGCTGCATCTTTCCGTATTAACTGGGCACGTTCAGGTTCAGCACCAAAGTCAGAATAGGCTCCGTTAAATGATGCCATAGCAGCATCGCCGCCTTCATTGTCATCAGATACTAATCCGCTAATTCCAATCTCGTTCATATTAGTTGTATCTGAGGCAAATGCTAATAACGTCTCAAACATATTAGTAACTGGTTTTATTACTTTTTGTTTTGATATTGCTTCTTGATTAAACAACAAGGGAGGATCAAGATCTTCTGTAATATCTGCGCCTGCATTAAATTGATCTATTTCTTCTTTAGACGCAACGCCTTTATTTGTTATTAATGTTTGTAGTGCCGTTTGTGTATCAGGCTTTTGTAACCCTGTAGATAGATATTTTAAAATACTGTCTCTATTTTTAGGAAATGCAACTACGTATCTATCATACCCAGGAATAATATTTGATTCTTCTAATGCTTCAACTCTTCTATTCATATTTGCAGTTAAAGAATTTTCGCCTGTTTGTAAAATTTCATGTACAAGATTACCAGGACATTTTATGTTTGTCATAATTTTGTTAATGTTGTCTGCTAGTCCTAAATCTGTATAAGGAACTGCCCTTACATTATACTCACACCCTTGTCCAGTAACTCGCATATCCATCTTGTTTATTTTTAATGGAAGATATATAGGCTTTAAACTTTCGCCTGTTTGATTAGAATCTTCTTTCCAGCCAGCAAAATCTATTCTTATACAAAACGGAGCAGAAAAATAATTTTTATATCCTGATGTTGCTGAAGCTCCAATAATTGCTTCTGTAAAGTTTCCCATTGAGAAAGGTTCAACTACCTTAAACTCAATAGTCATTCCTTGAGTGACTCCTGTAGCAGGATTTGGAGCAACTAATGCATCATGTCTAAAATCTTCTATAAAGTATTCAGCATGACCGGGATTCGAAGTATTAAACTCGTCATCTACTTGATATCTTTTACCTAAGCTTCCACCTGAGCTTTTAATAATATACTTGTTGAAGCCGCCAGCTTCTCTGTATAAGTTAGGATTGTTAAATTCTTTTGCACTTAATATACCAAGAGTAATTTTATAATTATATGAACTAAATTCACGTAGCGGATTTGGAATTCGGCTTTTTGAATTACCAGAATTTTTTGTAGGGTCTCTTGGATCTGTAAATGTATCGTCTATAAAATCATCAAATAAACTTAGCGAGGACAAATCTTCAGCAGCTTGTCTAAGAATATCAAATCTTCCGCCTTCAAGGCCAAACATTTCGTTAGCACCTCTATTAATCATTCTAATCGGACTGTTAACTAATCCTTCTAGTTCTGTTGCTTTGCCTAAAATTGACTTAAAGTTAAAATTACCTGGTGCTCCAAATGTTCCACCTGTAAAATCTGCGCCCTTTGAGCCAAAAACAGAGTTAATAGCGCCAGCACCTTGTGATACCTTGGATAGCTTTCCCGCAAATCCACTAATAGAATTAATTTGACTAGATATGTTTCGATTACCTGTAGCTGCGCCTATTGCTGCACTTGCTGTTGTACCAAAATTGCTTGATTTTAAAGAGCCGGTAACACTAGCAACAGTTGATATTTTACTAGCTGACTTTTTAATCTTCTTTAAAAAACTTGAGGCCATTTAAAATCCTATTACTTGACGTAGGTTTGACCCTTGAGGCAAATATATTTTAGTACCTGCTGTGAAGTCAAAAATTGGATCTTTTAGTACATCTAAATTTCTTTGAGCAAAGACCCACCATAATTCTTTTTGTCCGTAAAGGTCAAACGCTAATAAATCAGGCCTATATGTATAAGCTGGTAATATTTCATATACTACATCATCCGAACCAACTGGAATTGGAACAGGAGAAAATATATCTAAGAACCCAGTGTCTGTTACTTTTGTATTTGCATACGGACTAAGTTTTGAAGCAGCCATTATACAAATCCCTCGCTACCTTTAACAAAATTGCCTTTAGCAAATTCATTAAGACTAAACTTAGCTGTTGATCTTCTTGAGTATTGTGGCATCACTGTTACAGTAAATTGGCATTGTACTGGAACCATATTTTTATGACCGTCTACTATACACTCAATATAATCAACATCAGCTGGTAAATCTGTAGTAAAGTTTTGTACAACTATTGGAATATTATTTAACACA